GTAGAGTTACCCCGGCGCACAGCCCTTGCGCCGGGGCTAACATTAGAAAGGAAAGACAATGCCTGCAACATACGTAACTGAAGCGGAACTGCGTTCTGCCCTTGGCATTGGTGCTTTATACAGCTCAGCAGTAGTGGAAGAATGCTGCCAAGCAGCAGAAAACATTGTAAAAGACAAGCTATGGTTTAATGACCAATCTGTTGTAGCTTTAGAAGGATTTGGCACATACGGCAAGATTTTCTTACCTAGCACAGAAAAGCAATTTTACGTAGGCCAAACAGTAACAGTAGAAAACGTGCGCCAGCATTTTAATGGCAATAAGACGTTGACCGCTGTAAATGGCCACTCACTAACTTTTAATCTAAATCAATCTGTAACAGAGCCTTATCATCAAGTAGTGCCTTATGGTCGCGTTTACGCTTCTACTAACATTGATTACGAAACATTACCTGAAGTAAACCTAGCATCTCTAATGATTGCTGTTGACATTTGGCAGGCTCGCCAAGCTTCAAACGCTGGTGGCATTTCACCAGACTTTCAACCTTCGCCGTATCGCATGGGCAATACTCTAATGGCACGTGTTCGCGGTTTACTTGCGGATCACTTAGCGCCGGGCGGTCAAGTAGGATAATGTCAGCAATCTCTACCCTACGAGGAACAATCGCTACCGCGCTAACTGACAATACGGCGTGGCAGGTGTTTTCCTTCCCACCTGCCACACCGCTTGCTAATAGCATTGTGGTACAGCCTGGTGATCCCTATATTGAGCCAAGCAATGATCATTACAAAGCTATTAAACCTAAGGTCAACTTTAAGCTCATAGTGTTAACCCCTATGTTTGATAACCAAGGCAACCTAATCAACATTGAAGATTATTATCTGAATATAGTAAATAAGCTGGAAGCATCATCAATTGCCTATACAATTGGCACTTTCAGCGCCCCGGCGGTCTTAACCGGAACAGCAGGAGATCTGTTGTCCGGTGAAGTATCAATCAGCGTTCTATCCGATTGGAGCTAAAACATGGCTGATGTAGACAAAGAACGCGAGGCTTTCCTTGCCAAAATTGGCCAAGTAGAGCTAAGCGAAAAAGCACCAAAACCAACAACTAAGAAAGATGAGGAATAGCAATGGCTGTTTTTCTTAATAACAAAGTTGGTCTTAAGATTAACGCTGTTGATCTGAGCGACCACGTAACAAGCGTTACACTTAATCAGGCAGCAGATGAGCTTGAAGTTACCGCTATGGGCGATACAGCTCACAAGTTTGTAAAAGGCTTGGAATCTGGAACGCTAACTGTTTCATTCTTGAATGACACAGCAGCATCAAACGTAATGGCAACTCTCCGCGCAGCATTTGGCACAACTGTTGCAGTAAAAATGCTACAGGAGAAAGCAACTGCTGTCGGTGCAACCAATCCGCTTTACACATTTGATATTTTGGTCAATAACTTGACCCCGATTAATGGTGGCGTTGGCGATATTGGAACACAGGACATCACCTTTACGCTAAACTCTGTTGTAACGATAGCCGACACCGGCACGTTCTAATTTAACAAAGGGGCAAACATGGCAAGTCTTAAAGTTGTAAGGGCAGATGGCACGGAAAGTATCCACGAGATAACACCTGCTGTTGAATATGCTTTTGAGCAATATGCTAAGAAAGGCTTTTACAAGGCTTTCAGAGAAGATCAAAAGCAGAGCGATATTTATTGGCTTGCTTGGGAATGTCTGCGTAGAGCAGATGCTCCAGAGGTTTATCCATTTGGGGATAAGTTTCTAAGCACTTTAAAGGCTGTTGAAGTTCTTGGTGATGATTCCCCAAATGGCTAACGCGTGATTCCTATACGTACAGAATAGCCCAGCTAGCTGTACATACAGGGATTGCGCCTAGTGAGTTTATTAATATGGATAGAGGTATGTTGAACGCTATCCAAGAGGTTTTGAAGAAACAAGCGGAAGACAGGAAAAATGCCAGTAGAGGTCGCAGGGGTCGTAGAGGCTAGAAAGATATTGCGTAAATTAGCCCCACAAACTTTAAAGGCATACGATAAAGAGATTGCTGCGCCCTTGAAACAAATAACCACAGCAGCTCGCAGTAATGTTCCTGGCACAATAGGCAATCTTAGAAACTTTGATTATCCAGGATATGAGCGTAAAAGTCGCACAGGTCGCGAACGTGCATTTCCTAGTTTTGAGCCTAACGTGGTCAGACGTGGATTGACCTATTCTTTAGCAAAAGGCAAAGCTAATAGATCAGGTTGGGCATCTCTTGTATCTTTGTTGAACAAGTCGGCGGCAGGTGCAATTATTGAAACTGCTGGAAGGCAAAACCGATATGGAAGCCCAGATGCTAAATCTAATAATCCTAATGCAGGCAGAAACTTTATTGATAACATCAATACTGAAATAGGCGAGTTAAAGCAAACTGGGCGCACAGCGAAAACACAAGGGCGTTTATTAGGAGCAAGTTTAGTAGAAAACCAAGGCAAAGCTCAGGCAACGATTTTGAAAGTTTTGGATCAAGTAGCTGCTTCAGCTAATGCAGAAATAGCGAGGTTGTAAAAATGGCTATTCGTTTTCCGATAGTAACAACTTTTGATGATAAAGCAGTTGGTAAAGCCGACAAAGCATTTAGCGCATTAGGCAAGAAGTTTGCTGCCATTTTCTCAGTTGGGGCAGTTATCAAGTTTGGCAAAGATTCAGTTAAAGCATTTCAAGATGCAGAAAAAGAAGCAAACCTTCTTAGAACACAACTAGAATCCATTAACCTTGGCTTTGCTTCTCCATTTGTTAATCAATATATTGATAACCTTGCCTTGCTTAGCGGTGTGTCAGGTGGTGTCTTAACAGATGCTTTTAATTCTTTATCACAGGCAACTGAAGATGTAACTACTGCTCAAAAATTATTGAACACAGCATTAGATATATCAGCAGGCACATCTAAGGATTTAAAAACTGTAACAAGTGCTTTGCAACGTGCCTATCTTGGAGAAACAACAGCGCTTGCTAAATTAAGAATTGGCTATACAACAGCAGACTTAAAAGCACGTGATTTTGATGAAGTGCTTGCAGAGTTGCAAAATAAGTTTCAAGGATCGTCGGCCAAAGCCGCCGATACTTTAGCCGGCAAAATGGCTAGGCTCACAGAATCGGTTGAGCAAGCCAAAGAAGCTTTTGGTGAAGGTTTAGTAAAAGGTCTGCAAGACAGCCAAGTTGAAATTGAGCAATTGCAAGAAGATGTAATTGGATTAGGCGATGCGCTCGGATATGCAGCAGGCCAAGCAACAGGATTCTTTGCAAAAGCATTTCAAGACATTGTAAAAGACTTTGAAGAAAGCGATGGCGCATTTCAACAGTTTGTTCGTAGTTTGGTCAAATCAACTGCTGAAGTTACACGTTTGGAAGAAGAAAGAGGTCGCGCTGGCTTACGCGCTCGCAATCGTATTCTTAAAGCTGAGCAAAGCATAACAAAAACTAAAAAAGAACAAGACAAGTTAGCAGACAAAGAAAAGAAAAACGCGCTTGCCATAGCCAAGGCTAAAGCTGTATTTGACATAGAGAAGATACAGATTGAAGCAGCGTTACAGGGCAAGATTACTGAAGAAGAACGCACACGCTTGTTGCTTATGAAGGCTATCTTGGCTGAGGATGGCGCAACTGCCACAGCCCTTGCAGAAAAGTTAAAAGAGATACAAAAGCAAACAACTGATCTCGCTACATCATTAACCAATTTAAAGGCTGGCAATCCATTCTCTGAATGGGATGGGTATTTTGATGCCGCTAAAAAGAACATCAAAGATTTGTTTGACACATTAGCCAAGCAACAAATAATTTTGAATGAACTCACAACTGGTATAGCAGGTTCGCGAGCAAAAACGAATCAAGCTGTTTTGGATGCTAAAACTGACAAAGCAGCAGCTTATGCGGTAGCTGCTAGTCAAACCAAAGAAGAAGCTGAGCGTGCTACTAGGGAAGCAGCAGAGGCAGCAGCTGCCGCTGCAAAAGCTTTGGCTGAAGCAAAAACTGCTGAAGAAAGAGCGGCTGCTGAAGAAGGAATCCGAGCAGCAGCAGAGGCAGCCAGAGCAGCAGAATTGTTAACAGAAACCATAGCAGTAGCAGATTATGCGACAGCACTAGCGGAAGAAGCTTTAGCCAACGAGTATTTAAACCAATCTATGGATGCAGCCTTTAGAGCTGGCATTATTCCTAGCGTTGAGATAAATGTTAACGTTGAAGGCAACGTAACATCTGCTGAGGATTTGGCTGAGGTCATAACAGACATTCAATACAACTATCAAAAAACAGGCAAGGGATTATTGCTGAGCAGTAGGGCGATTTAATGCCAGCACCAACGTTGCGTGTCTTTGTTGACTTTGATAGCGATACCGCTTTTGAGATTAACCCTTTAATCTTAGGTAGCGCAACTGAAGGCATACTAGGCACAAATACCCTTGGCTCAGGCACGCTGCCAATTGAGATTACAGACCTAGTTACTAGAGTTTCTATCAGGCGTGGGCGCAATCGTTTAACATCCCAGTTTGAGGCTGGCACAGCCAATGTAACGCTCTATGATCAAACAGGTGATTGGAATCCTACTAACCCTGCCAGTATCTACTATCCAAATCTTGTGCCGTTAAGGCAGATAATTATCTATGCTACCTACAACACCCAAGATTATTTTCTATTTTCAGGATTTATCAACACATACGACACAGGCTTCAGACAGGGCAACGATGAACTAAGCACAGTTACCCTGCGCTGCGTAGATGGCTTTAAGTTGCTTGCAGGCTCAGGCATAACAACTGTTACAGGCTCAGGCGTACAAACTTCAGGTGCTAGGGTAAATGCCATCCTAGATGAGATTGAATGGCCTTTAAGTTTGCGTAACGTGGACACAGGAGATTCAACCCTTCAAGCAGACCCAGGCACAGACAGGGATGCCCTTCAGGCGCTGTTTAACGTGGAACAGAGCGAGTTTGGCGGCATCTTCCTAGATGCCAATGGCAAAGTTAATTTCGTAAGCCGTAATGCCCTTATAGCCACGCCAGCGTTCCCGGTCTATGAGTTTAGCGATCAAGGCACAGACATTTCCTATACCAATGCCATAGTGGCTTTTGATGATACAAACTTAATAAATGACGTAACCATTACACGCTTAGGTGGCACAGCTCAGAATGTGTTTGACCAGCCTTCCATTGATAAGTTCTTTTTGCATTCAGGCCAGCGTTCAGACATCTTGGTACAAACCAACGCTGAGGCTTTAAATCAAGCCCAAGGCATCCTAGCCACACGCAAAGACCCTGAGATACGCATAGATAGCATTCAGTTGAATCTTTATGATGATGCCAACCCCAATAAGCCATTGGCAGGGGTAGACATAGAATTACTAGATGGGGTAACAGTTACTAAGACTACTCCAGGCTCCACCAGCGTTGTCCAATCTAGCCTGGTAAATGCCATCCATCACGATATAACAAAGTCATCTTGGATGACTACGCTATACACCACAGAGCCATTATTGGCAGGTTTTGTCCTAGATTCAGATGTTTCAGGTATACTAGGCTCAGATAGTCTGAGCTACTAAGGAGAAATAATGGCAGGCGCAGGATATAAGCTGTTTCAGACAGGTGATGTCTTAACAGCAGCTCAGGTGAATACGTATTTAAATGAGCAAACAGTTATGGTGTTTGCTAATGCTGCTGCTCGCACTAGCGCGCTTACCAGCGTATTAGCTGAAGGTATGATGTCTTATTTACAGGACACTAATTCGGTAGAAGTTTACAATGGATCATCTTGGGTCAACGTTGGTAATGCCGGAGATATTACTGAAGTACAAGCTGGCACAGGTATTTCAGTAGCAAGCGGAACTGGGCCAATTCCAGTTATTACAAACACAGTTGCAACAGCGTTTGATGCTGCTGGTGATTTAGTTTATGGAACTGGTGCAGATACTTTTACCAAGTTATCACTTGGAACTGCTGGAAAAGTTTTGACAGTTAATTCCGGTGCAACTGCCCCTGAATGGGCTACACCTAGCACAGGTGCTTTAACTTTATTGAAGAAAGAAACCTTTAGTGCAGTTTCGTCAGTATCTATCGGCTCGAATACAAGTCCATTATTTAGTAGCACTTACGATAATTATTACATAAATTTCATTGGAACTGCTAGTGGAAATGCCGGATTATTTTTTAGAGTTAGAGCCAACACTACTGATGCCAGCACAAATTACACTAGACAAGAATTTAAGGTCGTAAATACCACTCAATATTCTGGTTCGGCAAGTAGCCAGACGAGCGGATATTTTGGCAATGTTTTAACTACTCATAGCGCGAATGATTTATATCTTTACAGCGTTTTTCTTGCTAAACCAACTTTGGCTTGGTGTAATCAGAGCGGCGCTGCGGGCGATGAAATTGCAATCCAAAACACCAGACACACAGACTCTACTTCTTACAATGGGATTACTGTCTTGCCATCATCAGGCACTATTACAGGCACACTTTTAATCTATGGA